CGAGTACGAGCGCCAAGACGGCAACAAGGGCTTTGTGCCCGAGATCAAGAGCGCATCGTGGGCGTTTGTGCCTCGTCCTTCCGAGAGCTCTGCCTCTGAGCAGTCGGCACCTGTCGGTTCGCCCCAGGCGCAGCCCAAGACAGACCTGTTCAACGACGATATTCCGTTCTAACTCGGCGCGCACTTCAGGGGTTTGTGTGTCCCCTTGCGTCGACAGCCCCGCCTTCGGTCATCTATCTCCGGTCGAGGGCGGGGCGCTCACACACAACGCACAGGAGAAGCGAATGTCAGACTTTGTCGAAAAGCTCAAAGAACAAATCGAAAATACTGTCCCCGACGCGGAGCAGTTGCCGGAGGATATTCGGTTTCGGCTCGTCGTTATGGAGGAGGGCTTCGCTCTTTTAATGAAAGAGGCGGCCAAATCCATGCAGGCCATGCGCGAAGAGGCGCAAATGCGGGACGAGAGGCCCGAGGGCCCTACGGGTGAGGGGTGGGAGTTCACGTTTTACCGTCTTGTCGGCGAGGAAGCGGGGATTTTGCACTCTCAAACCAAGGGATTGCTCAAGCTAGGCCAAGATCCCGAGATGCAGGAGAAGATGAGCACGGCTCACAAGAAGCTCGTCGCTGCATGGGCCCCGCTTTTGCCGAAGATGTGGGAAATGTACGACGCTCGCCTCGAGGAAGTGCCGCAGGACGACCTTGCTTTCGACTATATCGAGCAAACCTTGCGAACTCTGAAGGTTTCTCACAACCTTTTCCAAGGAATCGCCAACGGCAGGGCCAAACGGCTCGGCCCAAAGCGAGCTGCGCTAGCTAGGTTTAACGCCGAAAGCGCACGTCTTAGCATTCGCAAGCGTCAGCAGGAGATCTTGCGAAAAGCGATTATGGGAGAGCACAGTGCCGAAGAAAAAGTCGAGTTCAACAAAGACGAAATCAACTAAAGAGGCGCTCAATCCGAAAGCTGCGCTTCAACAGAGTGTAGCTGCGCTTCAGGCCAAGCACAAACAGCGCGAAGACGTTGCGCTTGTCGTCGCCGAAGTTGACCGTTGCTCCAAGAACTTCTGGTATTTCTGCAATCGGTACGTCTACATCTCCGACAGAGACGGCAACACCAGCCTGTTCTACCCAAATAAAGAGCAGATTAACCTTATCCAAGAGCTTGAGACGACGCGCCGCGTTGCAAACGTCAAGGCTCGTAAGCTCGGCATGTCGACTGTGCTGTCGATCTACGGGTTGTGGCTCGCTTTCTTCCATCAGCAGAAGGTCGGCACGATCGCCCACGACGAGGGCTCGGTTACCAACATCTTCGCTAAAGTTCGCTTTGCTTACACGCGGTTACCCCCGTGGATGAAGGTAGGGATTTACAAAGCAGCGTATAACTCCGAGAAACGATTGGAGTTTGCTCACGGCGGTTCGTACAGAATCTCTACCGACAGGCAGGAAAAGTTTCGCGGCGGCGACCTTTACTTCCTGCACATGTCGGAGCTCTCCAAATACCAAGACCCTATCAAGACCTTCAACGCCGCACTCGACGCCATGCTGCCTCACGGCGTTGCTTGCATCGAGACAACCGCTCGCGGCATGGGCTTTCTGCACGGCATGTGGTTTGACTCCGCAAGCCCGTGGAGCAAGGTGTTCTATAACTGGTTTGCAGAGCCGTCGTATGTAATCGACGAAGACGACCGCTCGCTCCAGCGCGTGCTCAAGAACATGGGTCGCGACGACTTCAACAAGATGAAGGAGTACGCAGACAAGTTTGCTCTGTCCGACAGGCAGCGCCACTTCGCTACTCTCAAGCTCGCAGAGAAGGCGTGGTCTTGGAAGGACTTCCACCAAGAGTGGCCAGCTACACCAGACCTAGCGTTCTCGTTCTCCGAGGGTCGTGTCTTTCAGTCTGCGTTCGACGTCGGCAAACCTGTCCCAGGCATCGAGGTCTTCGAGGACTACAACCCGCTTGAAACCTACGTCATGGGCGTCGACTCATCGTCGGGCTCCGAGACAGGCGACTACCAATCCGTCTGTATCCTGCGCGGCGACATGGACTCGCCCAAGATTGCGCTTACCGCTTACGTTCGCGTGCCCCTGCCTGAGTTTGCAGAGATGGTCGGGCAGCTTGCCCGCAAGTACAACGCACTCATTATGGCAGAGCGCAACAGCTACGGCCTCGACGTCATCAACCGCATTATGGAAGACGGCTATCCCAACGTGTGGCGCTCAGTCATCTACGACAAGATCGGCAGCAAGGTCAGCGAGAAGGCAGGCTTTCACACTTCAGCCAGCACCAGACCCCTGCTTATCAGCAAGATGCAGCAGTACCTCGGCGGCAACCCTACCCGCATGCCGGTTCCCTGCAAGAGATTGCAGCGTGAAATCAATGACTTCGTGTACAATCCGTCAACCCACAAGGAAGAAGCTGCGCCAGGTTGCCACGACGATATGCTGTTCGCGTTTGCCCTAGCCGCAATGGCCCTCGAGCCGGAACACGTCGCGCAACACCAAGGCCCGCGCACACGTCGCCCAAAGACCGAAACGGAGATTTTCCGATGGGAGCTCAAGAACGGTCGGCGTTACGATCCCGGCGAGCTTTTCGACGACGATACAAACGCAGATACGCAACGTGCGAACTTATTTAGAGAAGTTCAAAATAATCTTGAAGAAGAAGAAATCGTATTTGTTTCGGACGTTTGGAAGGGATGGTGAACCTAACAGTTGACATTTGTTGGGTTATCTATCACACAACACTAAGTGCAGTGTCGCCGACTGAGGTCCGTTGACCGGGAAGGGCGAGGGAGTAACTATGTCAGACAGACCAGAACTTGGACGTTTAAGCGATATTATTACCGACGACGATTGGGACGAGGTGATGGAGGCTCAAGATACAGCCGACAACACCGTATATGAGGACCAAGAATCAGAGGACGAAGCAAACCTAAAGGAGTACGAAGAGACTTCTGAAGGTGAGGACAACCAAGAGGCTGCTGCTGACGAACCAGCATCAGAGGAAACTGCCGAAGCGGATTCTCAAAGCAGCGAAGACGAACTACCTAAAGGCACGCCCAAGTGGGCAATCAAAGAGGTAACGAAACTTCGCAGCAAGCGTCGAGAAGCTGAAAGCAAATACGAAGAGCAAGCTAAGGAGCTCGAAGCGTTGCGCGCACAAATGCGTGCGCTCATGGGTGGCGAAAAGCCAGAGGCAAAGCCAGAACCCCAAGACGACTTCGACAGCTTTATGAAAGAGCTTGGTGTAACCCAAGAGGATACGGACGAAGACCCGTGGAATGACGAGCCCCGCGTGTCCCCTCAGGTAGCCAAAATGCTCCATGCCCAGCAGAAGCAGATCCAACAGCAGAAAGCGTGGATCGAGCAACAGACGCTCCGAGAGCAGCAGAACTTCATTATGAAGACTGTTGGCGACATCCGTAAAGACCACCCTATGGTGCCCGAGAAGGTGCTGATTAATGCGATTGCACGGGGAATGGACCCGAACGAGGTAGCTTTAGACGTGCGGTCACAGTTTGAGGAGCACTACGGCTCACTCGCAAAACCGGCAGAGGAGGAAGCGCCCGCGCCTTTGGCAACGCCTCCGAAGAAGACAGGCTCTAAAAAGCCTGCCAAACAACCAAAGAAAAAAGCGTCTGTGCCCGAGTGGGCAAGAGGACGAGGCAAAGTGCCGAACCTTGCAGACGACATTGAAAAGGACTTGGAAGAACTATTTATGTAGTTCTAGGAGACACAAATGGCTACTTCAACGTTTGCCACTAGTCGCCTGAACCTGTTGTTCGAGCGACAGTACGGAAAGTTCATCGATCAGTTGAACTACGGATTTGAGATTCTTGACCACATGAGCCGTAAAAAGGCCGAGTTTGACGGAGAGTTTTTCTACTACCCCGTCACGGTTGCCCGCAGCGGTCACGGTCGTTACCAGGGTGAGGGCCAGGCCCAGCCCACGCCGCACGGTGTCGAGGACGAGACGATTCGTTTCGACGTCACCGAGTACATGGACAAAATCAGCTTCACCTGGCGCTTCCTCGCTCAGAGCAAGAGCAAGCGTCTGCACAGCAAGCTGGCCCAGCGCATTCAGCGCGTCATCAAAGAGAACCGAGAGTTCTGCGACAAGACCGCCATCTTCGGCAACGTCACTCGCGGCTTCATCTCGGAGCGTATGCCGACGGCTGCTGGCGCGGTTGCAATGAATATTGCCCTGCCTGCTCCTTACGGTGCTCTGAATGGCATGGCTGCTTCGATTGAGTTTGATTACGACGGTGATCATTCTAAGTTTGCCGACATTGTCGCTGGCAATCCGGCAACTTGGGTTCCGGTCGATCTTCGTCTTTTGGACGGATACACGCTGGCTGGTCTTGGGAACGCGATTACGCCCGGTGGCAACAACGCGCAGTTCTACGTTACTGGCTCGTCTGCCGCTAACGGCACTATTGATATTCAAGCTGTGACGGATGCTGGCGGCAAAAGCCTGCTGCTTGACAACAGCGTGATTGCTGACGGTGCCGCTATCGGTGTTGAGCTTTCAAGCGCGACCGCCGTTGGTGCCGTTACTGTTGGCTCTCCAAAGTTTGGCACTACCAACCCCGGTGACGCTCAGTACGAAATGTCTGGCATTTTCAGCAACCTCGCTGCTGGCGCTTACGGCAACGTGGACCGCAGCAACGCGAACTACGCTTCGCTGCGCTCGACCTGCTTGACCATGGGTACTTCTGGCGTTCACGCTCGCACCGACTTTTCGGCGGCGCGTTTGCAGCAGTGGCTAGATGAGATTCTCGTTCTCGGCGGCGGTGAGCCCACCGCTTTCTGGATGAGCCCCTTGATGCGTTCGCGTTACGTTGCGGCGGTCACGACCGTGTTGACCAACACTGTTGGTGCCACAAGCACTGGCGGCGCTGGCCGTTACCAGACCGTTAACGGCGGCAAAGGCGACATTGGCGTCAAGACCATCGAGTACGCGGGCTACGCCATGCGCACTGCTCTCAACATGCCCAAAGGCTTGGTTGTGGGTCTTAGCGATGAGTGCTGGGTCGTGTTGACTGTGGGTGGCAACCTGATTGACTTCCGTCGTCAGGGCAACTCGGAGGAGGGCCCGCTCTTCTACGACGCCGAGGGCACCACCACCGCTAACGCTGTTCTGTACGGCATCCATCAGCTTGTTTGCGATCGCCCGAACTACGGTAACGGCGTTCTCTGCGGCATTAAACTTAACTAAGGTTAAGAAGGAGTTGAATAATGGGAAAGCGAATTCTTTCTTATGGAGATGGCGGGTCTGTCGAGCAGATTCAGGAAGTGCCAGGATTTAGCGAGGCGCTAGATCATGCGGCCACTCTGCCGGTTAACTTTCACGTTCCAATGCGTCAGACGTTTGAGGTTGCTGACGGTGTGACCGGCAATGTTGGTACTTGGATTGCCCCCTATGCCTGCAAAGTTGTTGCTGGCGGTGGCTACAAAACCAATGGCAACGGTGGCGCTGGCGATTTCATTGAACTCAACACGGCCGCTCCTGTGGCGGTTGTGACTTGGGATCTTAACGTCAATGAAAAGCTTCCGGTTGGCGCGGCTGTGGATGATGCTGCCGCTACTATTGCTGCCGGGACGACTTTGACTGTCAAGCGAACGCAGGCGGGCGACTGTGCCGCCAACGTGTTCTTTGACGTAATCCCTGCGTGAGGTAAGTGATGGCAACTGTCGTTAAAAATAAACTGGCATTCGAAGATGGGTTTTATCCTGCTGCGGTTATCCAAATGCAAAACCTATGGGAACTGAAGACTTACATTAACCTTCGGAAACCCGATCATCTTGGAGTTGATGTTAAAGACGGCGTTGCCACGCTTGTCCTTGCTAATGCACCCAAAGTGGAGGAGGAGCCAAAGGCCCCGGAGAAATCCGTTGTGCTGGAGGCTCCTCCCTCCACGGGTGAGTTTGTTGGTCTGAAGGACGGGAAGAAGATCAACAAAGTAGAAGTTGTGCCCGTCAAACAGTTTTCAGACGGCATGCCAATGATTCCGTCCGATGCCGTGCTCGCCGAGTACACGCTCAAGGAGCTCAAGGCGTTTTTGCGTAGCACCCTAGGGTTTGATCAGAAACATCTGTTCCGCATGCGCCGCACTTCTTGCGATAAGCTCGTCGCCTGGTCACGCAAGCATCTGGTGGATTACTGGGTGTGGAAGGGCATTGCGACCGATGACTAGTCGTCCGTCCTTGTTCTTTCGTGTGCGGAGGGGCGCACGCCGTCTATTCTTGCTCTCTGCTCTTGTGTGTCAGTCGATCGCAGACGCGATTGGCAACTACGAGTGGCAGATCGAGCAGGAAGAACGCAACAAGAAGCTTGCCGATATTGGCGAGTTACCGCAAGATGCAGCAGAGGCCACGTCGGATTGGTCGACTCGCTCGGGCATCTGGGATGACCAGGCCCGCTTTGGGCCGCCTAGCGCATAGGAGCTCGCATGCCAGGGCAAAATCCTTACAGTCCATACCTGCCTGCAAACAATCCGTCGTTGTTTGCCAAAGGTGATGGGGACTCTAATCTCAGCATGATTACGGGACTAGCTGGCGCTGGGCTTGGTTTGTTTCTTGGTGGCCCTGCGGGGGCCATGAAAGGATTTAATATCGGCTCAGGCGTTGGCGGCATGATTAGCGGCAAAGGAAGCCAGCAGAAAATGCAGGGCGCACAGCAGCTTATGTCCGGTGTCAAAAGCACAGATTGGTTCAAAGAGCAGTCGGCTAAATCAGCAGCAGCTAATATCCTGTCCAATATGGGCGGCACTTCAGCGGGGTCGTGATGCAGTATCAGGACCAAATCGATGTGGAAGAAGACCTCGAGTATGCTGAGAAAGGCAAAATGCCTCCTGACATGCTGTCGCGCATGCGGTCAGCGCGCCAGTATCGGTCAACTATGGTGCCAATGTGGGACGCCGCTTTTGAGTTTCTACGCGGTAATCAGCGTATCGTTGGCGATCCCGTTAGCAGCCGCATTGGTAGTCTACTCGGTAGTGAACGTGTTCGAGCAATCAGTAACCGTTTGCTTCCAATCTATCGGTCAACTGTTGCGTCTCTTGCTGCCCAGTTCCCCCGATTCGTAGTCACTTCCTCCAGCCCTAGCTACGACGATACGATTAAGCGGATTGCGTGCAACCAGTGCCTAAGCGCCTGGTGGCGGCTCAATCGCATGGAGCACAAGTGGCGCAACGTCGTGCAGTGGCTTTCTCCGGGCGGTAACGCCGCGCTGTGGACGTACTACGACCCGGTTGAGGAGAAGGTCTGCACCGAAGTTATCGGCTGCTACGACGTCGTGTGGGAGGCTGAGGCTTTGTCGATGGACGAGGCCGATTGGTGCGGTATTCGCCGGATTATGACCCGGCGTGATGCGATTGAGCGCTGGCCTGACCATGAAGAGTTCCTTAAGGAAATGCCTTCTACCCACACCGCCGAAGGGTATGAGCGCGAGTATCTTCCGCACGACCGCCTTGAGCTCTGGTGGATTTACTTTAAAGATGGGCGCTGCGGCGTGTGGACCGGAGCTGGCGGCGACGCTCGCACCAAAAGCAAATCGCAATGGCTTGAGCAGAGCCGCACGCCGGAAAACATTTTCCCTATTGCGTTTATGCGCTGGACCCCGATTGCTGACCGCCTGTATGGAATGTCGCAGTTGTTCCCGTTGCTCGACATGCAGGTCCAGTACAACCTGTACCGCAACTTCATGCTTGAGTCTGCCAAGTTGATGGCGAACCCGATTTGGATGATTCCAAAGCAGGCCAACGTCAACATGAATCAGATTACTAACCGCCCTGGTCAAGCTGTATTCTACAACGGCAACTCTGTTGCGCCGAGCAGGCTCCCCGGTCCCGCGCTGTCCTCTGATGTCTACAACGTGCAGAACCGCCAGCTTATGGAGATGGAGGATGTCGGCGGCATTCACAACATTTCAATGGGCAAGCGAGCTCCCGGCGTGACGGCAAACGTTAGCATGCAGACCCTTATCCAACAGGATAGTATGGGCCTGGCCGTTACGATGCACGAGATGAGCCGCGCTATGGAGGAGAGCGCTACGCACGCTTTGGTTATGTGGAAAGCATACATGCCAAAGAAGAAGTCGATTGCAATCCTCGACCCGACGTTCGGCATCACCGTTACTAAAGAGCTAGACAAGACCAACCTGATTGATGCGCCTGAGATTGAAATTGAAGCAGGCAGCATGTTTGCGATGAACGCCAAAGAGCGTGACACGCAGGTCTTGCAGTTGGCGCAGCTTGGAGTCATTCCTCCACAGGATGTGATTAAGCACCTGTCGTTTACGCTCGATAAGAAAGAAGAGCTTGAAAAGATGCAGATGCTGTCGCACGCGCAGGACTTGCTCGAGGCTGTGCTCCGTGGTCACACGATTCAAATCGTCGAAGAACCCGCGATTATGATGGCTATTCGCAACGTGTTCGGTGAGTTTATTCGTTCGCCGATGTACTACGACAAGAAGCCTGAGGCTGTTCTTGCGGCGCAGCAGGGCGACCTTGACGCGCAGAACGCGTTGCAGGCGCTCGATAATGTGTGGACTATTTACCAGCAGGTAGCCACGCAAATGCAGCAGGCAATGCAGCCGCAGGGTGGACCGACAGGTTCGCTGCCCAACCCGGCTGGGCCTGGGGGTGGTGGACCAGCACCAACCGGGCCTGATGCGCGTCCGGTTCTGAACGATCCTATGAATCCAACCGCTGCTGCTCCTGAGAGCAAAGGGACGCCAGGCCGAATGGGCTTGCCGTAGGGGGCTGTCGTGTACGTCGAAGAAGTAAGAAGTCTGTTTGACCAATACATTGACGAGCCTGACCTCACCTTTTTGACGGTGGCTCAACGCCGCAATGCGCTCGCTCGAGGCTACGATTCCTTTCGGCAGGTTGTTGTTGACGGCGACCACTGGGCGTACAACAAGACGCAAGACTTTACGATTGGGTCTGCATCCGAGATTGACTTGACTAACCCACCAGCCCCGGCTCCAGCGTTGCTTGGCGCAACAGCGGTAGCTGGCAACAAGCTGATTCGCCTGCGTCGGGTTGCAATCCTCGATGACCTGAACAACATCTGGCAGTTTGTCGAGGCCGTGCGGACGCTAGACCCCGTACTTCCCCGAGCCTACATCGACCAGTGGCAGGACCAGCCTACAAAGTACGCGCTTGTCGGCAGCAAGTTGCTGTTCTCTCGCAACCTTCAGGCAACGTGCAGGCTCTACTACTTGCCAACATCTGCGATTGATTGGACCCGTGACGCGGTAGGCGACAACGAGTTTATTGATGACTATGATCAGTTCCACAAACTGATTGCGATGTACGCTGCTCGCGACTACTACGCGACCCGAGACGCTGAAGTGCATCAGAAACTACAGATGCAAATCATTGTAGAGGAAGAGCGCATTCGTGGGTTCTTGGGCGTGGGCAGAGATACTGAGGCCAACTCCCGTGTTGCTGAGAGGTTCTAATGATTCCCAGCACCAGTGCAGATTTGCTGCCGGAAGGCCTTGCGCTTGATAAGGTCGACAAAGGCGCGTTTATTCAGAACATGTTCCGACGCCGTAATGCGTGGGAAGTGCGTGCTGGTTTTGGGCAAGTGTCTCAATTTGATACAACTCTGCTCGCGCCAAACGACGGAGCTCGCGGATACACGCGGCAGCTTGGTTCGTTTGCGCTCAAGACTTGGTGGGGTGCCACGCAGATTGTGACCGTGCTTATCGGTAACGCGGCTACCGCCAACACGTCTGCTCGCTCGCATAGCATCGATTACTACGCGGTTAGCATCTACGACACAGATACAGGCAAGCGCTGGGAAGAAATCTTGCACCGTCA